CTACGCCGGCTCGCCCGGCCACGGGCAGGCCGCATCCTCCGGCCCGGTCCACGGGAAGCCGGCCTGCTCGGGCAGGTCGCGCAGGGCCTGGATGTAGGTCATCAGCGCGCTGTAGCGGACGATGTCGAGCGTGGTCGCAAGGCCCAGCTCCAGCTCGTCGCGGTGCCGGTCGCGCAGCCACACGACAGCCGCCAGCCGCCGGTCCCGCTCGGCGCGGATAGAGGCAGCAAGCTGCTCGCTGCTCGGTGCGGGCGGCTCCACGGCCACGGGTCGGCCGTCCGGGCCGGGCTGGATGCTGCAGCCCTGGGACTGCGCATCGAGCAGGGCGCGGTGCTCCTCGCTGGTGATCTCCACGGCATCGGAGGGGATGGTATGTATGGTGGACTCGCGAAAGCCACCAGTAGAAGGCAAAAAATACATTGTCATTTCTGTTGCTCTCCTTAATAACCCAATGCCATCCAATTCCAGATAGAAAGAGCGACCGCCGCACCAGTGGACGTATTCGTGCCATACCAGTGGAAGCCCGTGACTGTTGGAATTCCTGTATAGACAGTATTCACCTGTGGACCTGAAACCAGTTCAATCGGGGCCACAAAGAGACAGCCATTCGGGAATTCAATCGGAAATACCATTGTCCCACTAGTAGCAGAACTGGTCGAGGCATAACCCCACTGCAGAATCAGCCCGCTCGGCAACCGCTGCCATCCGCTTGCGCCGAACGACTGCGTGAACTCCACGCGATCCACCTTCCCCGCCACCTCGCCGGCCAGGGACAGCATGTCCACCGTGCCGGAGTAGACTGGCACACTGGCGGCCTGGATGCAGGGCAGCCAGTTGATGGACTTGGGGCGGGTTTCGTCGCCTCCTGTCTCTGCTGTCGTGACGGGGCTGTTGCTGCCGTAGCTAGCCATCGCGCTAAAACTGCCAGTCCCAGGTACAAGTGAGGTAGATACGGAGCTATGCGCGTGTCGCTTGAACTCATCCCCCTGCCACGCACCCACGCCCCGCCCACTGCTCGGATCAGCACCCCGCAGGTAGTCGCGCAGGCGCGGCAAACGGAAGGTCGTGCTGCCGTCGCCGTCCGAGAAGTAGCCGACCGAGGACTGCGCGGCGGCCTGAGCCTGCCACTCGGCTTCGCTGAGCATCAGCCCCGAGGTCTGCACATACTCCCAGAGCTGCGGCCAGGTAGTTCGACTGACGCTCGCGCCGTCGTTGATGGCCAGCATGCCCGGCAATGGCTTGGTGCCCGGCACCCAGGTCATGGTGCCCACGGGCAGGCCGCTGCTTATGCCGCCCTCGCCCGATCCGCTGCCCAGCCTGGCCACCTCGCTGGCCAGAGCCAGCATGTCCACGGTGCCAGAGTTGACGGGCAGGCTAGCCGCCTGGATGCAGGGCAGCCAGTTGATGGATTTGGGGCGGGTTTCGATGTCAATGCGCGGCGTGCCATAAGAGCTGTAAGCTACTGGCGCAGTTATGCGTCCTGTACTGGTGGCAGAAGATGGGGAACTGTTTGTTCCAAGGCATTCTCCAGTACCACCAGAAGAAGCTATTGAGACTGAGCTGTTTGTATGCCCGTGGCCTTGAAGTGCATCCGCCTGCCACAACCCCACCGGCCGCCCGTTGTTCGGATCAGCGCCGCGCACATAGTCCACGAGCTTGGGCAGGCGGAAGGTCGTCGCGCCATCGCCGTCCGAAAAGTAGCCCACCGAGGAATGCACCGATGCCTCGGCCTGCCATTCAGTATCAGTGACAAGCAGTCCCGAGTTCTGTGCGAACTCCCACAGCTCGGGCCAGGTCGCGCGGCCAAGGATGTCGCCCGCGTTGACGGCCAGCATGCCGGGCGGCGGGGTCGTACCCGGTACCCAGACTACCGTACCCACGGGCAGGCCCATGGCCGCCCCCACCACTTGCCACGCACCCCACTCTTCGTTCGCACGCCTGCGCCACCAGCCCGGATGGTCCGCGTCGTCCACGCTCCACAGGGTCTGCGTGCGGCTCTCTCCGTCCGGCTGGACCATGGTCTGCACGAAGCCCTGCACGCCTGCCGGCATGTCCACGGGCAGGTGCGTAGCCACGCCCTTCTCCACCGCGTACAGGCTGTTGCGCGTAATCGCGTCCAGGTCGCCGGTGTACTGCTCGTGCCGGCCCGAGAAAGCAAAGCCCCGGAACGTGTCCGCGTGCTCGGCCAGGTCGGTCACGTGGGCGAAGACCAGGCTTCCGTCCATGACGGCCGTGACGCTGGCGGCCGAGCTGGTGGCCACGAGCAGGTTCGTGGCCATCTCGATGTGCGTGGCCCCGCCGTCGGGCGGCAGGTAGTCGGGCTGCTCGGCATAGGCCACCTGGTAGAGGATCTCGCCCTGATCCGGGTCCTGCGCGAACACGCCGATCTCGCGCACCAGGAAGCCCTCGCTCAGCCCGTCGTTGGTCATCTGCAGGCTGATCCTGTGCTGGCCGTCGCCCGTGTCGGCCAGGCCCTGGATGGGCAGGCTCTGCCGCTCGGACACGAGCTCGGTCAGGGCTGCCGGGTCCGTGCCCTGCGGCCACACGCCGTCGCCCACGGCCGCGCGCATGAACTGGAGCGCGATGCCCCGCACGGCGATCTTGTCCTGCAGGTTCGCGCCGGCCGTTGTCAGCACCAGCCCGTTGAAATTGGCCATAGTTATTGCTCCTCGTGGGAATATGTGATGTGGCGCAGGGCCATGCTCATGGCCCGGCTGATGGTCTTGCGGATCGCTCCCCTACCCTTGCGTCGACGTCAGGCTCGGCTGCTCGGGCCAGGGCGCCGTGTCCGGCCCATCCCACGGAAACCCGGCCTGCTCGGGCAGGTCGCGCAGGGTCTGACGGTAGTCCAGCCAGGCCTGGCGCAAGGCTGCATCGGCATGCGGGTAATCGGGCAGGATGTAGCGATCCGAGGCGATCAGGCGCCGGTCGCGCTCGGCGCGGATGGAGGAGGCGGTTCGGGCAAGAACAACACTTGGCAGTGCTGCTTCTATCTCTTTCTGTGTAGGTTGCGGTGCATCCAAGCTCCATTCGCGGATATAGGGACCGTCGCCGTCATCTTGCAGAAGCCAAGCACCTATCGGAGCGTCCGGAAACAGGTATTGCAGCGTTTCGTGTATCACAAGCGCACCCCTTGAAAAAAAGTAACGCTGGAAGTCGCCGGTATTAGCTTGTTTCCAGATCCTTCAACGATTGCGTATATTTCAATGTAATCCGTAGTTCCATTCAACTGAACATCCGCAACGACTTCGGTGGATGTGACGTTACTTGTCACTGCTCGATTGAAGTTAATCTTATGCGCATCACCATTTTTGTGCACTGTGACGATGAGAGCGTTAGCCGCAACCACGTTTGTTGCATCTATGCGAACTGCTGCTGTTATCTTGTAAAGCCCCGGCACGTTTGGTTGAAACCTGCTGTTAGCAGCATCATACCAGTTGCCTGTATCGTACTCCTTCACTGGGAAGGTTATCTTGGTGGAAACATTGGATGCGAATGTTTGGGTCTCCGACTTAACAGCAGAGAAACCGAGACCTCTGGTAGCCTCGACATCAGCCAAAGTGACCTTCCCCGCCACCTCGCCCGCCAGCTCCAGCATGTTCACGGTGCCGGAATCCACAGGCAGGCTGGCCGCCTGGATGCAGGGCAGCCAGTTGATGGACTTGGGGCGGGTTTCGTTGGCAATACGCGGAGTGCCGTTGATGCCGTCGGATACTATGGCACTGATAATATCCTGCGCGCCGGTGGTCGTACTGTTGAGCCTACGGCTTCCAGCATTATCCGCTTTTGCCAGTTGGTTATTGTCATTATGGTGGTCAAACCCGTAGTTCGTGTGGCCTACATAGGGATCAAACTTGTGCCCTTGAAACGCATCCCCCTGCCACGCCCCCACGCCCCTGCCCCCGGCCGCGTCCGCGCCGCGCAGATAATCCCGCAGCCTGGGCAGCCGGAAGCTCGTGGCGCCGTCGCCGCTCGAAAAACAGCCCACGCTCGACTGCGCGGCGGCCTGCGCCTGCCATTCGGCCTCGGTAATCAGCAGCCCCGAGGTCTGGGCGAACTTCCACAGGTCGGGCCAGCTCGTGCGGCTGACGCTCGCGCCGGTGTTGACGGCCAGCATGCCCGGCGGCGGGGTCGTGCCCGGCACCCAGAGCACCGTGCCCACGGGCAGGCCGCTGCCGCCCACCACGCGCCACGCGCCCCAGGCCCCGGCCGCGCGCCTGCGCCACCAGCCCGGATGCTCGGGATCGTCCACGCTCCACAAAAGCTGCGTGCGCGCCGCGCCGTCCGGCTGGACCATGGTCTGCACAAAGCCCTGCACGCCTGCCGGCATGTCCGTGGGCGCGTGCTGCACAGTGTCGCGGCTGACCGCATACAGGCTGTTGCGCTCGATGGCGTCCAGGTCGCCCGTGTACGGCTCGTGCCGGCCGCTCAGCGCGAAGCCCTTGAAGCTGTCGGCGTGCGCCGCCAGATCCGCCTTGGTCGCGTAGACCAGCCCCTGGTTGATGATCGCCGTAACGCTCGACGCCGAGCCCGTGACCACGTGCAGGTCCAGGCTCATCTCGATGTGCGTGGCCCCACCGTCCGGCGGCAAATAGTCCGGGTTGCTCGCGCTGCTGACCTGGTAGAGGATCTCGCCCAGGTCCGGGTCGCTGGCGAACACGCCCAGCTCGCGCAGCATGAAGCCCGTGGCCAGGCCCGTGTTGTCCACGAGCAGGCTGAGCGTGTGCTGGCCCTGGCCCGTGTCGGCCAGGCCCTGGATGGGCAGGCTCTGCTTCTCGGACACGAGGGCGGTCAGGCTGGTCGGGTCCAGGCCCTGCAGCCACATGCCGTCGCCCAGGGCCGCGCGCGTGAACGTAAGCGTCACGCCACGCGTGGCGATCTTGTCCTGCAGGTCCGCGCCGGCCCTTGTCAGGACCAGCCCGCTGAAATTGGCCATTTGTCTGCCTCCTACTGCGAATGGATGGTGTAGCGCAGGCCCATGTGCACGGCCCCGCCGATGAAGGTCTTGCCCGCCTTGGCCGACAGGCTCGGCCTGGCCGGGCCGATGGTCTGGCGCAGGCCCATGTGCACGCCGCAGCCGATGTGCAGCGTGCCTTGGCTCACGCGCGGCACGCGGATGACCGTGAAGCGGCTGCGCAGGTTCTTGCCCAGGTTCACGGCCTGGCTGATCTTCTCGTAGGTCCGGGCCTCCGTGACCGTGGAGTGCACGAGCACGCGGAAGGTGTAGGGCAGGCCGCCGTACTCGAACCACTCCTGCATCTCGACTTCGGCCAGGGGGGCCAGCAGCCGCTCCACGGCCCAGGGCGTGCCCTTGGTGCGGTGCACGGCCAGGGCGTCGCGGATGGCCTGGCGCTTCTGGGCCTCGCTCCACTTCGGGTCCCACAGATCCGCGTGCAGCTCGGCCGCCAGATGGGCCAGCAGGGGCTCGCGCAGCTCGTCCAGGCGGGTGCGCACGTCGATGCTGCGCGCGGCCGTCGTCACGGCCTGCAGCTCCGCGTCCAAGGACCTGGCAGCGGCCTGATAGGTCGCGTCGCGCCGTAAAGGTTCAGGCAGCAGCTCGGCCAGGGAGATGTCCGCCAGGATTTTACTCATCTTCCGGGTCCCCCCAGGCCACATGCACGTGGTCCGCGCCGGGCACCACGGCCAGCTCAGAGGGCGCAAGGCTCGTGTACGCGGGGCTGGTGACCTGGCAACGCTTGGCTCCCGCGGCCTTGACCCGGTAGACGAGCTCCGAGGGGTCGATGTCGCGGCCGAGCCGGCCGCGCTGCCACAGGATGTAGTCGTCCACGGCCTTGGCCACGGCCGCGTGGATGGCTTCCTCGGCCAGGGCGTCCTCCTTGCGCAGCCAGTAGGTCAGCTCGATTGCGTACTGCACCTGCGAGGGCGGCAGGACCGAGACATGGTCCGTGAGCGGCCGCACCTGTTTGTTCGTGAGCACTTTGGCCACGTCAGCGCAGAAGCTCGGGCTGGGCACCTGCCCCCCGCTCAACAGGGGGTAGACCTCGACCCTTCCGTCGCTCGGGCTGAGCACGGCCACGTCCGCGATGAGCGCCGAGGCGCTCTTGGCCCAGAACACGTAGGCCCCCTCGGGCCCGGCCACGGAAAAGGACTCGGGCGCCAGGGCGATGCGCTCGCGCAGCCGCTCGTCGTCCTCTTCATCACAGCCGTCGGAGCTCTCGGTGGTGTTGGTCACGGCCGTGACCCAGGTCAGCGGGTCCACGAGCCTGGCGATCTGCCCGGCCACGTAGCCGTTGCCCTTGCTTCCGGCCTCCAGGCACTCGGCATCCACTTCCACGGCCTTCTGGCCGATGGGGATGTCCTTGGCCTCGCGCGTGGCGAACATGAGCAGGCCGTCGGGCGTGGCGCGCGTGCCCTTGGGGATGCGCACCGCGAAGGACTGCGACGTGGGCATGGAGAATTGCAGCCGGACCACGGCCCGGCTGGCCGGCAAACGCGCAACGAAGGGCGCGCCCTTGTGGTCCAGGGCCGCGCCGCGCGCATAGGCCAAGAGGCCCTGGCGGCCCGTGTCGTCGATGATGACCCGCTGCTGGCTGATGATCGCGGCCAGAGCCTCCAGGAACAACCGCTCCGGCGCGCCGGGCGCCAGGCTGCGGCCCGTCAGGCCCTGGTGCGTCAGCAGGATGGCGTCCCTGACCTTGGCCGCGTCGGTCTCGCAGAAGGAGACCTCGGGCAGGTTTGTGAGGTTCACGCTATGTTCTCCTTCGGACGGCTCCAGGCGGCAGCGCCTGCGGGCAGGCCCGCCAGCCGTAATGTGTGTATGATCCCGGCCCGGATGGACCGGTCAGGCAGGCGCGAGACTACGTGAGAGGGAGCAAAGGCGGGATGGCGCGGTGCAGACTATGCGTGCAGATTACCTGTAGGGGCGGGTTGTAAGGGCGGGTTTCAAACCCGCCCCTACACGGCGTCCGTTCGTACAAACCAGCCCGCCCTTACAACAAACCCGCCCCCACTATCCATGCGCCGCAAACAAGGATAACGTCCGTATCAATACTCAGGGCATGTCAGGGTCGGAGAGTGTTGGGGGTGGGGCTTGCTCAGCTACCAGGAGTTGCTGCGAAACAGCCTGCGGGGCGACAGTCAGGCCTTCTCCGAGGTGGTCAGGCGCTTTTCGGGGATGGCCCGGGCCTTGGCCGCGCGGCAGATGCGCAGCGACGCGGGGCTTGCCGAGGACGCCGTGCAGGAGGCCTTCCTGAAGGCCTACCTCAGCCTGCCGAGCCTGCGCTCGCTGGACGCGTTCCCTGCCTGGCTCCGCTCGATACTGGCTAGCTGCTGCGCGCAGATGCTGCGCTCCAGAGTGCGCGACGTTTCTCTCACGGACCTGGGAGAAGTCGAGGACCTGCCCTCGGATGAGCTGGACCCCATGGAGCATTACGCCAGGCTCCAGACCAGGGACATGGTGCTGACCACCCTGGCCTCCCTCGGCGGAATCTATCGCGAGGCGGCCGTGCAGCGTTACGTCCATGGCCGGCCCTACGAGGAGATCTCGGCCGCCCTGGGCGTGCCGGTGGGGACCATCAAGCGCCGCCTGCATGAAGTCAGGGAGCAGCTCCTGCGCAAGCTTGCAGGAGAGGAGACCTCGACCATCCGGGTCGGCTACCTGCCCATCTCCGACCATCTTCTGGCCATGGTGGCGCACCAGCGCCACGACCAGGCGGACTTCGGCATCATGCTGCGCAAGTTCCTGTCCTGGACCAGCCTGGCCAAGGCACTGGTCAACGGCACGTTGGATGCGGCCATGATCATGGCCCCCTTGGCCATGGTCCTGCGCAACAGGGGCGCGCCCCTGCGCTATGTCCTGGACTGCCACCACGAAGGCAGCGCGATTACCGTGCGCAAGGCCCTGCTCGGCCGGAAGGCGGCGGGACAGGATTGGGCTCGGGTCCTGGACGGCGCGACCATCGGGCTGCCGCACGCCAGATCCACCCATGGCGTGCTCCTCAAATCCGCTCTCGGCTTCGGCAAGGGCGAGCCCGGAACCCCGCGCGCCAAATACCTCAGTCCGCCGTTCCTGCAGCAGCCGTTCAGGCGTGGCGAGATCGACGGTTTCTTCTGCGCGGAGCCCTGGAGCACGCTCTCCGAGTCGCGAGGCGAGGGAGCCGTGCTGGTGCGCTCGGGCACGATCGTGCCGGGGCATACCTGCTGTGTGCTCGTGGTTACCCAGGCTTTTGCCGGGCAAAGGCCGCGGCTGGTTTGCGAGTACCTCCGCCTGCTGAAGGCTGCCGGAGAGTACGTCCACGCCCGCCCCCGGGAGAGCGCGGACATCCAGTCCCGCTATACCGGCGTGGACGTGAGCGCCGCAAGACATGTGCTCGAGAGCGGATTCATCTCCTACCGCGATCTTGATCCTGACCAGGCCAGGGCGGAACAGTCCATGCAGCTGGCAGTCCAGGCCGGGATTCTCGACCGGCCGTGCAGCCTGGCGGATTTCCTTGCCCCGGGTGTTGCATAGGCCTCTTTTTTCGCTCCGTACTCACCCGCACTGTTTTCCTTCCGCTTCAGCGAACCTTTTCCGCGCCGCCCGCATCTCTTGAATGGGAGCCATGGTCGGAGCGGATGCCGTTCCGGGCCATCCCACGGAATCATCCCGATCACCGGCAGGGAGCACCATGATCGAAGTCCGAGTCACCAGACCGAGGAGGAGAGAGTTCCTGCCCGACGTCTATCGGCCCGGAGTCATCTCCCTGTCCCGTATCCTGTGGGGCTCCTTGGGCGGCGGGCTGCTCTTGTCCCTCATCGCGATCCTGGCCGGCAGCTGCGGTATCGGCGTGCTCTATCCGCCCCTGGCCGCGACCTGCTTCATCAACGCGACATGCGCCTACCTGCGGGTGGCGCGTCCCAAGTCGGTCATCGTCGGCCATTTCATCGCCACGGTGGGCGGCCTGCTGGGCGTCCACGCGGGTGAATGGGCCCTGGGCGGCACGTCCCTGGCTGTCCCGGCCAAGCTCGGCCTGGCAGTGCTCCTGGCCTCGGCCCTCATGCAGATCCTCGATGCGGATCATCCTCCGGCAGCCGCAACGGCGGCGATCCCGGCCATCCTTCCCCTGCCCGCCCCGGATCTGCTCCTGCCCCTGCACATGGCCTGGGGCGGCGTCCTTGCGGTTGTCTTCTCGGTGGCCTGGAACCGGATCTGGTTCGAGTGCCCGGCTCCGGACGAATCCGGACGCAGAACATGGTTCAGGCTGGGCATGGACAAGCCCGATATCGCCGGGGCCGGAACATGCGTCCTGGCTTCAGTCCTCATGTGCGCCAAGCCATGGAGCGAAGGGCTATACGCCGCCGGCCTCGCCTTCATGCTGGCCGGCCTGGCCGTCCTGTCGCTCCATCATTTCTTCAGCGTGAAGCTGGTCAGGGCCGATGCAGCGGAACGTCCAGGCAGCGCGGGCGGATGCGCCGGGCCGGCTGCCGAGGGAACGGGTCCGGATTAACAGCCTGTTGAAGAACAGGCTGTACGGGCCAGGATGGCCCGCCGGATGCGCAGCATCCGTGAGCAATGCGTGAGCTTTGCTCAAGCATTGCGGAGGAGAAAAACGCCAGGACGGCTTTTTTCACCAGTCTGTCAACAGATCAGGAGGATGGTATGCTCAGAGATGGTTGGGTCCCCACGATGTGCTACCAGTGCAAGGCCGAATGCGCCATCCTGGCGCGGGTGGAGGATGGCGTCCTCAAGGAGGTCCGCGGCAATCCCCGGGGCCGGGGCAAGGCGTGCGTCAAGGGCATGGCCGGAGTCTCGCTGCAGTACAATGCCGATCGCCTGACGCAGCCCCTGCGCCGGGTGGGCAGGCGCGGGGAGGGCCGCTTCGAGCCGTGCGGCTGGGATGAGGCGCTGGACGCCATCGCCGGCAAGCTCCAGGAGCTGCGCGATCGCGGCGAGGCCCACAAGCTCACGGCGAGCTTCTTCCCCCACTCGATCAGCGACCCCAAGTGGCGGTTCCTGAACGCCTACGGCGGGTTCATCAATACCGCCCTGCCGCACTGCGATTCGGCCAAGATCGTGGCCTTCATCAAGGCCATGGGCGGAGTGCCGAACCATCACATCCCGCCGGCCTTCTTCACCGTGCCCAAGGGCGGGATCATGATCATGGCCGGCCGCCACGCCTTCGGCTGCCTCGACGACGCCGCTGTTCCCCGGGACATCCTCGAGGCCAAGGCGCGGGGCGCCATCCTCGTGGTGCTGGATCCCCTGTTCACCGCGGATGCCGCCAAGGCGGACTGGTGGATTCCCATCAGGCCCTCGGGCGACACGGCCCTGTTCACCGGCATGACCCACCACATCGTCATGAATGGCCTGCACAACACACATTTCGTCGAGAACTGGGTGCGCGAGGGCGATTTCGAGCGGCTCAAGGACTACCTCGCCGACAAGACCCCCGAGGCCATGTCGCGCATTTGCGACGTGCCGGCCAAGGACATCATCAGGCTGGCCGAGATGTGCGCCGCGGCGCCTTCCGTGGGCGTGGACAGCTTCAAGGGCATCATGCTCGGCCAGGCCATGGATTTCGGCCATGCCTGGACCAACTTCCTGGCCGTGACCGGCAACATCGACAACCCGGGCGGCCAGCCCCTGCCCGACCTGACTCCGCTCGCGCCCGTGGAGCCGGTCCCTCCCGCCCCGAACCTGCATGAGCGCGGTTGGCACCGCACCGGACCGGACAGGGACAAGTTCGCCAAGTACTCGTTCATCATGGAGCCGACCTGGTACCAGGCCCAGGCCATCAAGAACGGCGACCTGAAGGTGCTCGTCGTCGCGGAGTGCAATCCGGCCCTGACGGAGATGGGCCAGGAGGAATGGCGCAGTGCCGCGACCATGACCGATTCCAAGGGGAATTACCTCCTGGAGATGCTGGTCAGCTACGAGATCATGCTCTCGGAGACCTCCAGGTATGCGGACTATGTTCTCCCGGACAAGACCTACTTCGAGCGCTGGGAGCTCCTGTACATGCCCTGGTGGTACAACTTCGGCCAGGGCATCGGCCTGCGGCAGCCCGTGGTCGAAGCGCCCGAGGGTTGCCGGCACTCCAACGAGGTCTTCATCGAACTCGGCAAGCGGCTCTGCCCCGAGTACTTCGCCTTCAAGGACGACGTCGAGTTCTACGACAGGCAGCTGACGGGGCTCGGGCTTTCGGTCAAAAAGCTCCAGGACCTGGGCGGCTTGTGGTCTCCCGGCACCCTGGGCTTTCGCAAGTACGAGAAGGCGGGGGGATTCGGAACGCCCAGCGGGAAGGTGCACCTCTACTGGGAGGACCTGGAGGAGGTCGGCCAGGCCCTGCCACGGGTCGACCTGGCCCCCGAGTACAGGGTCGATGCCGAGCAGTACCCCTATGTCCTGCTCTCCTACCGGACCATATTCCATCAGGGCTCGGGACAGTGGACCCACAACAACCCGCAGCTGCGCGACCCTGTCGGCGGCTTCAGGGACAACCCGCTGCTCATCAACACCGCCACGGCCCGCAAGGAGGGCATCAAGGATGGCGACCTGGTCACCCTGCGCTCGCGCAGCGGGCAGGTCCGCGTGCGGGCCAAGTGCACCGAGCGCATCCGGCCGGACTGCCTGGGCCTGCACCACGGCTTCGGCTCCAGCATAGGCCGGGTGGCTGTCGACGGCGGAGGCGTGAGCGACAATGCCCTTATCCCGGACTCCGGGACGACGCTGGATTGGCAAGACCTGGTCGGCGGCGAGTCGCATGTCTCGACCCGCGTCCGTTTGGAGCTTTAGAGGAGGATCGCCATGAATCAGCTCAGCCTGGCCATAGACCTGTCACGCTGCATCGGCTGCAAGACGTGTGTGGCGGCTTGCCGCAATTACCACGGGCTCACGGACCACGCTTCGGACATGCCCGGGAAGATGCCGTACTACCTGCGCGTGGAGAGCAGGCGGGAGGGGAGCTTCCCCAACCTCAAACTGGAATCCTGGGTTGTGCCGTGCCAGCACTGCAACAACGCAGCCTGCATCAAGGCCTGCACGTCCGGCGCAATCAGCAAGGACGAGCAGACCGGCATCGTGCGCATCGACCGGGGCAAGTGCCAGGGCTCGGGAGACTGCCTCAAGGCCTGCCCCTACGGGGCAATCCAGTTCGATGCGGCGCGCAACAAGGCCCACAAGTGCGACATGTGCTGGGATCTTGTGCATAGCGGGCAGAAGCCCGTCTGCGCGCAGGTCTGCCTCACCGATGCCATCCGCTTCGGCGAGAAGCAGCTCCTGCGCATGGAGCTGCAGGCCGAGGGCAAGGAAATCCTCAAGCGCATGAGCGCTCAATCCGTGCTCTATTACCGCAATTCGGTGTAGCAGTTGTTGTTGGAGGCGGCCCGCCTGGGCCGCCTCGTCAGGTCGGGATCAAGGAGCTGAAGAAGCTGGGCGCCCTGGAGGCCGGGCGCATCACGGCGTTTCTGCGCGAGCGGGTCGCGCCGAGCCCGCGAGCCCTGGGCGGTCCACTCAAAGGCCATTTGCGGGAATTCTGGAGATGGCGGCTGGGGGATTACCGCATCCTGGCCAGGCTCGAAGATGACGAGCTGCTCGTCCTGGTGGTGCGGGTAGGCAATCGCAACAAGATCTACGACAAGCCCTAATACTAACACCTGCGACAGCAGACTTTGCCTCCCGCTGAACCCCTTCAGCTCCGTAGACAGCCTACTTGACGGCCTTTTCAAACTCGGGGCATAGTCCGTTCTGTAGGTGTAGCGTGCCACGGTAAAACTACACGCGATCTCATGTTGGAGGTTGGTGTCCGCTTTCCGAAGACGACCCATGCCACAGACACCATGGCTAGCTCATATTCAGATGCCCAATCTGCGATGATGTTCATTATTATGGAGGCGGAGGTTCATTCCTTGTCGATGGGAATGGAAACAGATCTCCCCACTGCATAAAGAAAACTGACTACTCCTATTCATCTACGCTCCGCAAAGTTGATGATCCAGAACCCGCGGGAGGGTTCCCAAACAGCGCATGATGTCTGTCGCTTCAGGTAGTTTTTACTACAAGAATTTTTTACGATCACGGCATCACACCAGGTCCTTGAATAACTCGTTTTCTATCGCTGCCATAATACCAGCTGCAGACCCTAAAACCTGAAAGGTATCTCCGTTATGATCCATGTCTCACTGACCTCGACATCCTTTCGGATGCCCATCGTCTACTACACGCTCATCTCGTTGCTGCGACAAAGGCAGGTTGAGTATCGGCTGTACCTATGGCTCTCGCAAGAGCCTTTTGCCTTGGACAAGGGGGTGGACGCGATACCGGATGAAATCGCGGAGCTTCAATCGGATATGTTCCACGTCGGGTTCGCACCAAACACCGGCTCCTACAGAAAGTTGCTCCCCCTTCTACAGATCGTCTCGGCCCCGGATGACTTGATCGTCATCGCTGACGACGATGTGATCTATAATCGGAATTGGCTGGACCGGCTGGGTAATGCCGCCGAGGCTCGTCCGCGCGACATTGTCTGTTGCCGCGCGCGGCAGCCCAGAAGGAACGCTCTGGGAGGGCTCCGGCCCTACAAGAAGTGGCCCTATGTAAACCGCGAACTTCGCGACAAGCGGCTCTTGCCCATAGGCGTGGGAGGTGTGGCCTACAGGCGCGGCTTCTTCCCAGACCTGTCCATATTTGATGGCTGCAACGAACTGGCCTTCTGCAAGGATGACCTTTTCCTCAAGTTCTGCACGCATGCACATATTGAGTCTGTCACGCGTATCGCCAACGGCGAGAGCCTCTTCTCCATTATCGAGACTGGAGAAACCTTGTTCAGCCTGAACAAGCGGTCCTACCCGCGCTTCGGCAAGCCGGACGGGCTGCTGGCAGGTCTGGTCCGCACGAAGCGCTCGGCCAGCGTACTGCGCTCCCTGGGATTGTTGACCACCGAGAACGATAAGACCAACCAGGTGCTCGCAGATCATTTTGGATTCAATCCCTACCAGTGAGCCCCGAAAATTCTATCCAAGGGCCTCAGGTTCGCTCGGCCACGGGCAGGCCCCGTCATCCGGCCCGGCCCAGGGAAAGCCCGCCTGCTGCGGCAGGTCACGCAGGGCTTGGCGATAGACGGCCCAGGCGGCGCGCTCGGCCTCGGCAAGGGCGTAGTCGGGCATCATGAGGTAGTCGCAGGCCGTGAGCCTGCGGTCGCGCTCATCGCGCACGGCAACGGCCAGCCGCTCCAGGCGCATATCCTCGGGCATCTCGGGCCTGATCATCGTGGCACCCGCGGGCAACGCCCCCAGGGTTTCCATGCCGCGCCCCTCGTGCTGCCAGTCGTCCTCGGGCAGCCAGTAAAGCTCGCCGCGATGGTCCTCGACAAGCTCCCAGCCCTGGCCTGTCCAGCAGGCCGCATGGCCGGCAGGAACCTCGGGCGGCGTCTGCTCCGTGGCCTGGGCCGGAACCAGGTAGCGCGGCTCGCCGGCTAGTTCGGTTTCCAGGGGGTCGAGGTCGGCTGGCGTGCTGCTCAGGTACTCATGCGTTTCTGGATGATAATGATATATCTGCATAACCGACTCCTAGTATTTTATGCAGGCCAGCAGGGCCATGTTGCGGGGGCGAGTCTCAACTCCACCTACGGTGCTTGACGAGATTCCCTGCCAATTCGAGCTTTGATTATCTCTGTCGAGTGACCAGCCTCCTGGTCCACCTTCCCAGTGCGCATAGATCTGCGGATTGTGGTTGTGTGCTCTGAACGCATCCGCCTGTGCACTGCCAAAGACTCGCCCGCTATCGGCCCCCCGTCCGTCATCCCACCCCCTGACGAACTCTCCACGCAAGTCCGGCAGCTTGAATGTCGTGCTCCCATCTCCAACTCCAAAAGATGTGCCGATGGCCGCGAACAGGCCGGCATAGGTCGCGCGGCCCACAGCCGCGCCGTTGCACTTGAGCCAGCCCTCGGGCGAGCTGCTGCGCGCGAAGAAGGCCACGGTCCCGGCCGGCGTAGCGGCATTGATATCTGCCTTGCGGGCTATGTCGTCATCGGCAAGCGGCGCGGCGACTTTGGCCCGGCCCGCGCTGTCGCGCAGCATATAAGCGCCGGCAGTGGCCGCGCTCGTGGCTCCCAGCACTGCCAGGGCCGTCTCGGGCCGCGCGAGCACCCAGCGGCCGGGGTTTGCCTCGGCGCTGTCCGGCGTGATGACTTCGGGCACTGCCTCGTCAGCCAGGCTGTCCTTGTCGAAGCGGTAGAAGGTGAGCACTCCGGGCGAAGTCTCCACCACGGCCAGCTCTTTGGCCTTGCACTCGCCCCAGGGGATGGAGTCCAAAGCCCCTGCCACGCCGCCGGTCAGGGCCGTGAGCCGAGCGAACCGGGCGTGGTTCTCCACGTCGCGCTTGGTGGCGATGACCAGCGTGTCTTCGAGCACAGCTCGAACCTGCACGCCGGCGGCCGAGCGCATCAGGAAGGTGAAATCCATCTCCACCAGGTTGTTGCCGCCCTCAGCCGGGATGTAGTCGGCCTGCATGGGGTCCACCACGTGCGTGACCATGTACAGGATCTCGCCCAGATCCGGGTCGTGGGCGAACACGCCGCACTCCTGCCAGTCAAAGCCCGCGGCCAGTCCGATGTTGCTCAGGACTCCGTGGACTTCGAAGGAGCCGTCCCCGCGCGCCACGGGCTCACCCACTGCCGCGCGCGTCTGCTCGGCCACAAGCGCCGTGAGCGTGGACGCATCCGTGCCTTCGGGCCAGATCCCGGAGCCCGCGGCCAGGTTCGTGAGGTCGAGGACCGAGCCGGCGAAGGCCAGCTTGTTGTCCAGGGCCAGGCCCTGGAGTGTCTTGGTAAATGTAGCGAAATTCGGCATTGCTCTGCTCCTTTAGCTGACGTTGAACGAGTCCGTCCTGGACTCGTTCAACTCCGTAATGGTGTAGTAAAACTCCACCATTACGGACGATTGCTTCGCACCCGGTGGGCCGTCCTGGCCCTGACAGCCCGTTTTCAACGGGCTGTCAGGACAGTGTCAGGCGATAGCCCGCATGGAGGATGCCGACCATGCCGGCCTTGCCCGTGCTCTCGCGGGGCAGGCGGATGGCCTCGAAGTGGCTGCGCACGTTCTTGACCTGGTTCACGGCCTTGCGGATGTCCTGGTAGAGCGCTTCGCTTCCGACCTGTGTGTCCACGAGCACGCGAAAGGTGTACGGGGCTCCGCCGTACTCGAACCACTCCTCCATGCGCACGGCGGCAAACGGCGCCAGGGCCAGGCGCACGGCCTGCGTCGTGCCCTTGTAGCGGTGCACCTGCACGGCATTTCTCACGGCCATGCGCTTGCGTTCCAGGCTCCAATCCGGGTCCCACACGTCCACGTGCAGCCGCGCGGCCAAGTGAGCCAGCATGGCCTCGTCAAGTTCGTCGATACGCGCCCACAGGAGGATATTGCGACTGGAGGCGAGCACGCTGCGCAGCTCGATGTCCAGGGCCCGGACCGCGGCCCTGACGGACTCGTCGTGGGCAATGGACAACGGCAGGATCTCCAGGAAATCAACCTCGGCCAGCTTCCTACTCATCCTCCAGGCCTCCATAGGTCACGGTCCTTACGCCGAGCCGGGCCACCTGCTGCGGGTCAAGGACGCTGTGGACCGGAGAGGCGACCTCCACCCGCTTGGCCCCGGCGGCCCTGATGCGGCTGATCAGTTCGGAGGGGTTCAAATCCCGGCCGAGCCGGGCCACCTGCCAGGCCACGTATTCGTCCACGGCCGCGTTCACGGCGGCCTGGATGGTGGCCAGGGCCAGCTTGTCCTCGCTGTTGACCCAGTAGGTCACCTCCAGGTCGAAGGGAACCGGCGTCGGAGCCAGGACCTCCACGCTGTCCGTGAGCGGCCGGCGCTTCTCGGCCGTGAGCGCCTCCGTAACGAGCGCGAGGATCTCCGGGCCGGGCGTTTCGCCGCCGGCCAGCAGCAGCCTGACTTCGACCCTGCCCGGAGCCGGCGAGTGCACGGACACGTCCGAGACCAGCGCGCTGGCGCTCTTGGCCCAGTACACGTAGGCCTCGGCCGGCCCGGCCGTGGAGAAGGACTCGGGCGAGATGACCACGCGCTCGCGGAAGTGCTCGTCATCCTCCTCGTCGCAGCCGCCCGCGCTCTCGGTCGTGTTCGTCACGGCCGTGACGTCGAGCAGCGCGTCCATGAGACGGTTGATCTGGCCGGTCACGTAGCCGTTGCCGATCGTGCCGGCCTCCCAGCAGCGGGCCGTCACGTCCACGTAGAATTTGTTGGCCTCTATCTCGGCCGGGGCCGTGGTCTCGAACACGAGCACATGGTCGGGCGTGGCGCGCGTGCCGGCCGGTATGGCCACGGGGAAGTCCTGGGACTGCGTTCTGGAGAAGCGCAGCGTGACCGATGCCGGAACCGCGGGCAAACGTTCGACATCCGAGAGCACCCCGATGTGGTCCAGGTACTCGCCGTCGGCCAGGGCCACGAGGTTGCGCTTGCCGGCCAGGTCGATGAGCACGTTCTGCTGCACGACGATCGCGGCCAGGGCCTCCAGGAACAGCCGCTCCGGCGCGCCGGGCGCCAGGCTGCGGCCCGTGAATTCCTGATGCGCGAGCAGGATCGCGTCCCTGACCTTGGACGCGTCGGTCTCGCAAAACGACACCGCGGGCAGGGTCTTGAGGTTCACAGCACGCCCTCCTTGACCCGGATACGCAGCACCGGCTTGAGCCGCCCCTCGCCCGCGTCCGTGGCGTCGTTGCGCCAGTCGATGCGCGCCACGCTCACGCGCGGCTCGTAACGTTGCACGGCCTGCACCATGGACGCCGCGCAGCGGGCCTTGGCCTCGGGCGTAGGCGCGTCTAGCCAGCCCATGTCCACACCGAAGGCGCGGTCCAGGACCACGCTGCCCTTGGGCGTGCCCAGGATGACGCGCACGTTCTGCAGGATCTCGGTCAGCCCGGTCGCCCCGATTACCAGCGGCACGGGCGTGGTCGTGACTTCGATTTCAGCGCTCATGCGTACTCCTTGAATGTGGCCTGCAGCTCGACGACCATGGGATCGCCCTTGCCGGTCGTCTGCTTCCAGGATTCCGAAAGCTCCACGAGCACGAAGCTGCCCAGGTTCACGTTGCCGATGATGAGCGGCTGCTCCTCGGCCTTGGCCAGGCAATCCTCCAGAAGCTCCAGCTCCTCGGCCGGATCGGCCAGGAAGGCCGTGTCCAGGCGCATGCGCAGGCTCACCTCGGCCAGGTCCCGGCCCAGGGTCTGCAGGCGCGGCCTGCCGTCGAGCACCTCGTGCCGCGCGTGGCGCAGACCCTGCCTGCGCTCCAGGTCGCGGAAGGTGCGCGTGCCCAGGCTGGACACTTCAAAGGCAATGGACCCGAAACTGCCTACCTGCATGGGGTTCTCCTATATGTGCGTCTTGGACGGGCAGACGGCCCCCATGGAGCAGGGCGCGGGCGGCACGTCCTCCAGCTTCTGCAGCTCGGCGTAAATGCCCTTGGCCACGCACTCGACAAAGAGCCGCAGCGCTTCATGACTGATTACGAATGTGTCCGGATGGTTGCCCATCTCGGCCAGAATAGCCGTCTTGATTGCCTCGCCGCTCGTGGCCATATGACTCTCCTCTTGTTTCTTGGAGAGGGCGCTGCCCTCTCCAAACCTCTCCCGCCAGGGGCGGACGCGCCCCTGGACCCGCGGGATCAAGGGGGCCGCCCCCCTTTGGATGGAGTCCGGGGCGGGCAACGCCCTCCCGGCTCTCGCGCAAAACGCTTTAAGCCTTGCTGGCGAGGACCACTGCGGATTTGTCCTGATGCAGTATTCCGAGCACGTTACACACGCACTGGGCGGTCACCACACCGTCCAACAGTGCTCCGTCGCCGCCCGCCAGCGTGATCTTGGCCGCGCTGACCAAAGCCTCGCCCGTGACCGTGATATTCAGCTTCCCGCCCACGCTCTCGGTTTTGTCGCCGGTTGTGTTCAGATTCTGGCTGCCTGACACGTCCACGCTGAGTGTACTCACCGCGCGGTCGTACTCCAGGCTCGTGCCGTCACTGAACGTCACGTGCCACTTGTCGGCGCTGGCCACGGGCGGGGTATCCCGGCTGGAGTAGAAGCTGCCGAGCACGAAGCCCGTCTCCAGGCCCATGGGCAGGAACACGCACAGGACCTGCTCGCCCACATCGGGCATGGCGTAGTCCTTGTCCGCATGGGTCTTGCGCACGAGCACGGGCAGGTCGTGCGTGATGAGGCCGTCCGCGTTGCCGGGCGTGGCCAGGCGCACCTGCGCCGTGCCCCTGGCCGCGTCCACGGACGTGACCTCGCCCACCTGCACGCTCTGGTTGAGCCTGGCCTCCAGGCTGCGGATCCTGCGTTCGATGTCCTTCAGCATGTCAGTACTCCAGTATCTTGCGGATGCTCAGGTCCGTGCGATAGCCGCCGGATGCGTCCAGGCTGTGCACGCACTGCTCGATGAACCAGTTGGGCTTGTCGAATGATCCGAAGCCCTTGAGGTTCACGACCATGCCCGCCGCCAGCCCCGGCTCGCCCATGAGCGGGATGTCGCCGCTTAAGGCTTCCTTGTTGGCCTCGCGCAGCTCGGCCCGGGCGCGCTCCTGAGCCTCGGCCAGGGACTCCACGCGGCCCTGCACGTTCAGGGTCTGGCCCACGGCCGGCGCGTCGGCCGGCCTGAACGTGTGGAGCTGGTCCTCGGCTTTGTCCGCGTTGCGCCAGGTAACCGCGCAGGCCCGGTACGTCCCGCTGGTCCTGTAGGCCAGCGAGTAGCCGGACAGCGTGGCCACGCCGCGCTCGATGGTCATGGCCGGAGCCTGGGCCTCCTGCTCCTTGGGCGAGTAGACCACGAGCTTGGCGTCGTGGACCTTGAGCTCCAGGCTGCGCTCGCGGCACAGCCTGTCCATGAAGGACAGGTCCGACTCGTCGCGCTGGTCCAGGCGCTCGAAGGTGCAGGCCGTGGGCGCCTGCCAGTCGAGCGATATCTTGGCCTCCTTGGCGATCTGCCCGGCCACGGCCTTGAGGCTCGTGGACTTCCAGCCCCTGCTGCGCGACTCCTGGCGCAGGGCCTGGGTGACGAAGGCGCTGGAGGCCTTGATCTCGACCACGTCCGGCGCGCCGCTGAAGCGCACCTCGTCCACCTCGAAGCTGCCCAGGCGCAGCTCGTGATTGTCCTTGGGCCCGTGCCAGTCCGTGGCGACGAGCACGGCCTCCACGCGCTCCGTGGGCTGCGGCAGCCAGTCGCCCTTCCACAGCCCCTCGTCGTCGCGCAGGCGGATGGTCAGGTCGTCGGACATGCCGCCGGCATGGTCCGTGTAGCTGGCGCTTAGCAGGTACGCGGCCAGGTCCTTGGTGATGTCCTTGCCCTGGTAGGTCACGCGCATGATTGCCCGGCGCATCATCGCCTCCAGGGCGGCAGCGTGGCCGCGGGCGCGGACGCAGGCAGCTCGGGGACGTTGAGAACCACGCCGGCCGAGAAGATGGCCACCTCCTGCTGCTGCGGGTTGGCCGCCAGCAGCAGGTGCATGCGCGTCTCGTCGTTCCACAGGCGATAGGCGATCAGATCCCAGGTATCGCCCTGGGTCGTGGTGTATGGGTTAGGCATAGGCCAGCCTCCGCTCCTCGCGCATGATCTCGCGGATCATGGTCTTGAGCCTGCGCGCGTCGGACGCCAGGCCCTGGTCCACGGCCGCGCGGACCGCGTCCGGGTTCTGCGCGCCGGCCGCGATGCTGATGGTTGGGGAGTAGTTTAGCGCCACACTGCCGCCAGATTGGGGCGACAGGGCCGAAGCAGAGACAGGCAGGGCCTGGGGCGAGGCCTGGGCCATGTTGAACGACTGGTCCAGAAGCCGATTGTTTATGCTTGTGCCGAGCTGCGACGCGGCAGGAGCAGGCTTGACCGCGCCGACTCCGGCCGAGCTCCGGGCGCCGGTCACCATTGTGATGCTTGGGGATTGCTTGAAATCCACTCCGCCCTGCCCTGCCCGCTTTGCCGGCCCGTTGCTGATGCTTGCACCCAGGTTCGCGCCGCGCGGCGCGGCAGGCACGATCGTGGTCACGCCCTGCGCATTCCCGATCGGCCTGCTTTTCATCCACGGGTCCGGGGGCGTCTTAAGGCCGCGTTGGATGGCAATCTCGATGTCGATTTGCCTGAGCGTCTCGTCGTGCTTCTCGCGGTCCAGCTGGTAGAAGCTGCCGGCCTTGGCACGCGAGACCCGCTGCCTTTGCTGTTTGAGCAGGGCTTCGTCGGTCTGCATCCTGGTCAGGTAGTCGGCGCCGGCATCCCGGTTCAGATAGAATTTGAGGGTTTGCCAGGAATTCAAGCGATCCTGGGCTCCCAGTTTGCCTATGGGCGACTTCGTGTAATCCGACAGAAGCCCGGCTAAAGCCCCGAGTCCCGTACCCGCCAGCAGGCCCTTAGGGCCGAAGATTGCTCCGAGTTCCGCCCCCTTGGTCCCGCCTTGCCAGGCGCTCGCCAGGGTCTCATCCCAGCCATGCCGCTTGGGCGGAGGGACTGTGTCGATCAAGGGCCTGCGGCGTGCGATCTCCGCCTCGGCCCTCTGCCTCCAGGGCTCCTTGTAATCGAGATCCAGTTTGTTCAGCGCCTTGCGCGTCTCCCGGATGTCCGCATCAATGAAATCCTTGTACGGAGTGCGCCCTCTCGCACGTTCGAGATTCTCCAGACGGCGCGTCAATCCTTGCCTGGTATGCATGTTTGCTTCGAATTCCTTCCGCCCATCCTCGTCGAACATGTACTTGAGGGATTCCATGGGCCGCAGCCAGCCCTGCTGCTCAAGGTTGGCCCAGGGCAGCAGCTCTGCTTCGAGCTGAACCAGGCCTCCCAGCGCCCCACCCTTGAAGGCGCCCACCGACTTGCTCAAGCCGCCGAGCTTAGCGCCGAGCTTGGCGGACTCCCGGATGCGCTTGAAGCTGTCGATCAGCTCGCTCTCGGGCAGTTCATCCAGAATCTGATCGAACAGGAGGCCGATACTGTCCCCGAGCTCCATTTTCAGCGCGGCACTGCCCTTCCCGACTGTTCCGCCCTGCGTATTCTCTTTCTCAGCCATGCTTCAGCTCCCCGCCGCTCGCCTCGCGGCGGCCATTGGACCTGGCGAAGTCGCTCGCCGGCTTGTGTGGGGCCTGGCGGCCCGGGCTGTGTGCCCAGGCCGCCAGGCGCATGCTCTCCGCTATCCTGGACTGCCGGGCCGGCCGTCGGTTGGAATCGCTTCCAGCCACTCGGCCAGCTCCCGCATGTCCAGCTCCAGGCACTCGCCTAATCCCCAGCCTGCGTAGCGGCAGAGGGCGAGGACGGCCCGCCGGAGCTCGGGCTCCGGGACAAAAAACCGTCCCCTGCGTAAGCCTCCTGCAGCTTGGCGTAGTCCGCGATCTCCAGCTCCTCGATGCTCTGCACGGGCACTCCGGCCAGCACGGCGAACAGGCAGATCTCGGTCTCCTCGTTGCCGTGCTCGCGGCCGTAGGACTCGCGGGCCAGCCTGGCCGCGGCCAGGCGGTCGCGCACCTTGCGGCTCACGCGCAGGCTGAGCTGGCTGGTCTTTTGGCCGTCCACGTCCACCGGGGTATCCAGGGTGATGCTGCGTATGTCGCTCACGTGCGCCCCTTACATGCCCAGCTGGGTGCGGACCTCGGCGAGCTGATCCTCGCCGCCCACCTTGTGGATGTAGTTGAGCTTGTCGATCTCAAGCTCCTCCTTCCCGTTCAGTTCGACCTTCAGGTAGGTCGTCTCGAACACGTACTCGGCGTCCATGGGCTTGCCCACCTCGAGCTTGCCCAGGCCGCTCTTCTTGGGCAGGCCCTTGACGATCACGCGCAGGGGCATGGGCGTAAGGCGCCCGGAGCCGCCGTCGTGGACCTGGATGGAGCCGCGCAGCTCCAGGTGCACGGCCGAAGCCTTGCCCAAACGCAGGGCCGCGGCCGTGACCGTGCGGAACTTGATGGTCGTGGTCATGGACTTGAAGTGGCCCATGACCGGGCTCTCGTACTCGCCGGCGATGCCCGCGCCCGAGACCGTCTCGGTCATGAGCTCGGGCTCGGGGAGCTGGGCGTCCACGACGCCAAGCAGGACTTCGCCGTCCTGGTAGCAGCGGAAGCCGATGATCTTTTCGGGAATCTTGCTCATGGTGGCCTCCTAGCCGAACAGGGCCTGCAGGTAGCTCGGGTCGTATTCGAGCACGAACTCGATGTCCCGGGCCGGCGCAGGCGGGTTGAGGTACACGTGGAAGCGCAGCACGCCGTCCATGATGTCGGTCACGGGGTTCTCGGCCTCCAGGAAGGTCACGCGGCCGCCGTTGATGATCTCGCGGCTGGTGAGCCCGTTCAGGTTGACGTTCTCGCTGTCCACGATGGTCTGGATGAGTCGGCGCCGGATGGGCCAGTCCACCTTCTGGAAGTAGGTCAGGATGAGCCGGTTGGCGTACCAGCCGAAGAAGCGGCGGATGGGAATCCAGGCGTCCTTGGGATCGGTCACGCTCGGGTAAGCCGCGGTGCGGTTGCCCCAGGCCTTCCAGCCGCCGTCCCAGTTGATGGCCGTGATGATGCCCTGGCCGTTCAGGTAGTTGGCCTGGTCCAGGCCCAGGTACACGTCGGTCCCGGCGGCCTTGGCGCCCTCGATCAGGAGCCGGTTGTTGCTCGGGCTGCGGTAGGGGATGTCGTCGTTGTCCGCGTCGATGGAGGCCATGAGCGCGGCCAGGTGCGTGGACAGATGGTGCTCGATGCCGTTCACGCTGACCTTGGGCCAGCAGACCACCAGGTTCTCGGAGGTCAGGTTGTTGGTCTCCTTGGTCAAGGGCGCGTCGCTGTACTTGCTCACCGTGGTGTCGTCGATGTCCACCAGGGCGATGGCCCGGAACAGGGAGTTGATGCCCTCGCACTTGGCGTCCATGGCGATGGCCACGCCGGCCTGCATGCTGAACCTGGGGGCCAGGATCTGGCCGGGCACCAGGCGCAGGCGCGGGAAGACCTCGTGCACGAGCTCAAGGCCCGTGCGCTTGCCTGTCTCGGCGTCCACGCCGCCGATGACGTCGTTGCCCGTGACCTTGGAAGGGTCGCCGTACTCGTAGCTGACCTGCAGGCTCGCGCCGGCGGCGATGGCGCTGCCGGTCGTGCGCGTGATAGTGCCCAGGGCCAGGTTCACGGTATAGTCCGTGCCCAGGACGTAGGTCGTCAGACCGTCCTGGCTGCTGACCACGGGATTGGCCACCAGGCCGGCGTGGGCCAGCTGGGCCGTGCCCAAGGCGTTCAGGGTCACGGCCTCGGCCGCCACGGCGGTCTTGTGCGTGCTGGGGTCGAAGACGTTGATGCACACCAGCGGGCCAACGCCGTACAGGCCGAAGGCCACCTTGGCCACTTCGCACAGGGTGTAGGCGGACAGGTCGTCGCTCCAGCCCAGCTGGTCCACGAACTCCTCATAGGTGGAGCACAGCACGGGCTGGTTGACCGGCCGGGGCTTGCCCGCATCGAGCAGCTGCACCGGCGCGGAGCCGAAGGCCACGATGAGCCCGGCGCTCACGCTCCTGGGCGGCAAAAGGGATGTCGGGATCTCGGATGCATAGACGCCATGCTTGTAGCTCATGGGCTAGACCTCCATCCTGGCCACGGCGGCATGGGCCCGGGCCAGCTCGGATTTGGGGTTGCGCAGCATTTGCCTGGCCTCGCCGGTTTTGCTCAGCGGCACGATGAGGCTGGCGAACTCGGCCGAGGCTTGGGCCAGGGCCTGGACTTGGGCGGGCAGGATTCCGCCGCTGAACACGGTGTTGCGCTGCAGGTGCAGCCGGCCCAGCCTGGCCGGGCCGATGTACATGACGGCCTCGGCAGGCGCGGGCACGGCCCGGGTCACCAATCTGGACCCGGGCATGGCCGCAGGCTTGCCCGAAGTCTCGGGACTAGCCTTGCTCCTGCTGGTCCTGGCCGTAGTCTTGGCCATAGAAATCCTCCTCTTGTGGTTGCTCCGGCGCAGGGGTGCGCCAGGTGGTCACGATGCTGGCCCGGCCAAAGGGGCAGGCAGCCTCCTCGTCCAGCAGGCTGTCCATGGGCAGCGTCAGCTCCCAGCCGTCGATCCGACGCGTCTCGCGCAGCACCAGGCGCACGCGCGCCAGGAGGTTGAGCACGTACGCTTGGACCTCCTGCACGTCCTGGCCGGCCTGGGCATTCGCGCCGTAAACGCCCACCTCGATGCGCACGGTCTCCAGGCTGGCCCCCTCCTCGTCCTGCCCCGCGCTCCAGCGCAGGAGAACAAAGGGATAGGCCTCGGCCGCGGGCCCTGCATCGAGCGAGGGCGGCGGCAGGCAGCCCAGGTACACCACGGGCGCGGCGCGCACGGTCTGGTTCACGGCCGGCAGGCGCACATCGGCCAGGCGCTCCTGCAGGAGCCCTTTCAGACTGTCCATGAGCAAGGCGATCATGGCCGCGCCTCCTTTGATGCATCGGATGGCTGGGACGGCTGAGATGGACGGGACGGATACCGGCGCAGAAACTGGCGCAAACACCGGTGAAGGTGCTGGCGCAGGCGCCGAAATAGCCGGCTTGGCCGGCTGGGCCCAAGGAGCCCAAGGAGCATCACGGGCAGGAAGCCCTGCTCCGAGATCGTGCGCAAAGCAAAGCTGTGCATGCGGTCTCCCTTGTGGCTTTGTGCGGCCCCGGATATGGGGCGGTCAGACAGACGGGAGACTAACCGGGAGGAGCAAAAGAGAGGATGGCGCGGTGCAGGATATGCGCGCTATCGCGGGGGGATACGAGAGGAAACAAGACGGAGGTGGGCCTGGCCAGGTCGCCCAAAGCAAGAGGCGGCCCGCACGGGCCGTCTGGCTGATCGCCTCTTTGGCTGAACCGCACTGCCCCGTCTGCTGACAGCATCTGCTTCGCCGGATGCGACAGGACGAGATCGCCTGTCTGCCGCTCGTGCACGCCTTTTCCTCAGGCGCTATCGGGTGCGGTTTTCAACCGGTCGGATGTCTGATACGAATCGGCCACGCCTTGGCTGAACCACATATTTCCCCATCCGGAGGCTGATTTATGCATTGGCAACGTCTGTTGTACCTTTTGCTCTTGTCTTCGCTCGCACTCTTCGGCTGCGCCACGAAGGAATCGCGCATCATGAACAGCGATGCCGGTCTGCAATCCATGTTCGGCAAAACCTACTATACCAAAGCTAACATCTTCATTGCTCCCATACCTGATCGCTTGCCGGCACTGCGAGCCACATCCGTAAACTACATCCAGAACAAAGACAGACAGACCATCCCCTGGGGCACGAAAGTCACCATCAAAAAAATCTCTTCCGCGTCTGTCTACCTGACGACGGCCAGCCACGGAGATATCGAATACAAGTTCTCCGGCAGGACCTTGCAATATTCTGATCCATCGGTGCATTTGTCCCGCCTGCTCGCAGCCGATCTGCAATCCGTGAAGGCTGCCTATGATTCGCTGTCCCTCGTGGATAAGACCAACGTCAATGCGGGCATGGTGCAAAAAGGCATGAGCAAGCTCGGCGTGTTCATGGCCATTGGCTACCCGCCCGAGTTCACGACCCGGGACCCGGACAAGTTGGACGAGTGGCTCTATTGGAACAGGCCGCGCAACAAGGTTCTCGTCCTGTTCGATGAGAAAGGCACCGTGGAGAGGGTCGCCGAGTAGCCCGCAGCTGCACTGGCCGGCGGAGGTATAAAGGCCGTACTCTGCGTCCCTGCCTGGCCAAGCCGCCCGCTAGACACTCGTTTACCGTCAACCTTCCAGGGCCGCCCCAATGGGGCAGTCCCGGCCAAATCGCCAATAACAAGAGGCGGCCCGCACGGGCCGCCTCGCCTATCGCTTCCAGTCCGACCTCCCGGCCGCCATGTGCGCGGCAGGGCGCAACTCAACTTCCAAAGGCTCCTGGAGCTGTGCGCCCGGGTCTGCCTGGTCGCTGCCTTATTCCAACAGCAGATTGCTTTTAAGACGCCCGCCCTTGGCCGGTCTCGCTACTCCCGCCCGCTTAATCCCCCCGCGCTTCACTCGTTCTGGCCCTGCCCCTGGTCCCTGTCCCACCGGCGCTGGGCCAGGAGTTCCATGCGCAGCCTGTGAATGAGCCGCGCGTGCTGGTCCAGGGACTCCTGCTGGCGGACCACCATGCGTTCCAGGGCTTCCAGGCGCGGAGCGAACGCGGTGTCCTCTGGCGTGTCGTATGCGTCAGGCAGGTCATGCGCATCATGAGCATCATGCGCATCATGCGCGTCAGGCACATGAGGCGCGTCGGGCTCGGGGTGGGCAGGCATGCTGCTGACTCCTTGCGCGCAGGGCCGCGGGGCCCGTGCGGAGCGTGCTCCGTGCGCTGTTAGCGGTTCGCGGCATGCTCGGGCGCCGCATCGTCCGGCCGGGCTGCGTCCTCGGGCTTGTTGTCATCGCCGGCTATTCCAGCTGGCCCACCTGGCCCGCCCGACTTGGCCGGCCTGTCCGGCCTGTCCAAGTTGTCCAACCTTTCCAGCTTGGCCGGCCTGTCCGTTCTGTCCGTTCCGTCTGTTCTGTCAGGCCTGTCGGGCCTGGCCGGCGCCAGCAGCTCCTCGGGCACGCCCTGGGCCAGGAGCGCATCGCGCAGCCGCTTGGACGGCCTGGCACCATGCTTGAGCACGAGCGTGATCCACGAGCGGTCGCAGCCGACCTTGCGGGCCAGCTTGTTGCGCGACGTCCTGTTCTCCACGAGGTAGCGCTCGATCATGAGGTGGCGCTCAAGCTCAGTCATTTCGCTTGCTTCCGGATGGTAAACATGTTTAGTTCGCGCGGCTAACGCTTTACTGTCATTGACAACATATCTTGTCAATTTATCTTGCCGTCTATACGCTTGCGGCGTGACGTGTCAATGTGTTTTGAAATTTATGTCGCTTCTGGACGCAATGTCATACTTTTTGTCAATGTAGCAGGGTATGAAACAGACTTCCGATTTCGCCGTATTCATGCGCAGGGCCCTGGCCGAGACCGGCGCCAGGAGCGGACCGGACCTGGCGCGCTTCCTGGGCATATCGCGGCAGGCCTTCAACTCGGCCAAGCTGCGCAACAGCATCCCGGACAGCTGGCTGACCACGCTGCGCCACAAGGGCATCGACGCCGACAAGCTGCTGCGCCCGGAAGACGGGCATACCGCCGCGGCCGAGGCCGAGGGGCTGGCCAGGGCGGTCATCCACAGCGCCCAGGGCGGCTCCGCAAGCATGCTCCTGCCGCCCGGGGCCTCGCCGTTCGGCGTGGTGCACGGGTCCAGCGAGGCGGGCGGCAGGCACCAGGCCAGCTTCTGGTACTCGCCTCCGCTCATCCAGCCCTGGCTCACGGAAGGCAACGAAATCGCCTTCTCCCAGCCGCGCACCGCCCATGCCTTCGAGCGGGACTGGCTGGCCAGGCGCGGCGAGTGGACCAAGATGGTCGCCCTGGAGGTGACCGGCGAGGACATGCTGCCGGAGATCGCGCCGGGCAACATGGTCTTCCTGGACACGAGCCAGCGCCAGCCGGTCCACGGCGAGACCTACGCCATCGGCGTCGACCGCACGCTGCTCCTGCGCCGCCTGGGCATCCACCAGGGCAAGCCGATGTTCATGCCCGCACGCCAGGACGGGGCCGATCCGCTGCCCTTGGACACTGTTGTGGTCGTGGGCAAGATCCTGTTCTCCTGCCGCGGGGTCAGGTAGCGGGCCGCCCTGCTCGGCCGGGGCGAGCATGCCGCCGCGTCGCATTCGGCCATATTTGGCTCTATTCGGAATGACTCCGCGGGATTAATGGCTGAATTATGACCGCTTTCAGGCTAAATTTTAGCCACCTGGTGGTTGAATTTCAGCCACTTGTCGGCCGACATCCACGACATTTCAAGGGTTGCAAGCCATGCAGGCGGACGTTGGAGCGCCGTTCGTCAGAGGCATCCTGCTCTATAACGACGCCCAGGGCGCACAGGTGGTCTCGTTCGGCGAAAGGCTGCTGGCTGTTCCGCTGGCACTGCTTGCCGCGCCATGAAGGAGGCCAGGCCGGGGTTGTGAAGGAGGAATGGGAGGATGGAAGGCCGAAAGATAGGCTTAATGTGGCGCAGGGCATTGTTCTGCCCCTCCCGCCTTGTTATGCTTTAGGCCTCTTTCACCTAACAAGGAGGCAAAGTCATGGCCATGAAAATGCCAACCGTCCAGAAATGTTCCGTATCCGACTGCGCCTACAATACCGAGCAGGCCTGCCATGCCCTGGCGATCACCATCGGTGAGAAGCCGTCCGACCCCCTCTGCGACACCTTCTTCACCTCCTCCAAGCATGGCGGCATCAAGGAGGCAACGGCCGGAGTGGGCGCCTGCAAATCCTTCGACTGCTCCTTCAACCGGGATTACGAGTGCACGGCTTCCTCCATCCAGGTCGGGATGAAGCAAAGCCAGCCGGATTGCCTGACGTTCCAGCGGCGCTAAAGGTTCTTCCCGAGTCCAGGGGGAGGCTAAACCTCCCCCGCCCATGCCAATCAGTCCCAATCAGTGCCACTCGAAAGGTGAACTCCGCGGCGAGTTGCTGACGAGGTACTCGGGCGGAGCAAGCTCTCCGCGCGCTCTGCGCGTGCTCCCTGCATGCCACATGGGACCTCTGTCCGCTGTGCTGCCGAAGCCGATCCCCCGCGATCTCCCTGACCTCGGCCAGGCTTCCCCTCTCACGCCGCCCTGCCCCGCAGGCACTGGCGCACGCTGTCGGCCGTGACGCGCAGCGGCGCGTCCGGATGGGCCGTGAGCTTGCCCTCGTCCACGTAGTTGCGGATCTCCCGTTCGCTGATGTTCAGCACGAAAGCCGCCTCGTCCACGCGCAGCAGGAGCTTGGTTGGTTGTCTAACACATGCAGTGAATCAAGAAAGCAGATAAGATTTTGGCGTGAGTAATAAAGATATCAAGAGCGGGTATCGAATAAGGCTATCGTAGCAAACGCATTTCAAAACATTAAGAGTAAAATTAGACGGTAGCTTGTCAGCGACATCAAATTGTAATGGGAATACCAACCTGAATAGCCACGGGAGTATAAATATCAATGTCTTGCTTAGGTGTATTGAGCGAGACTATCAAAGAATATCGCGCCATTCGATTCCATCTTCCAAGCCAAGCCCTCTCGCGCCACCAACCAATCTTGGGATAAATCCCTATCAAATTGCAATCAGACATTTGGGCTGCTGTCCCATGCCAATAGTCTGAATGAATTGAGCCAAGAGAGCGACCATTTGCACCAATCAGCCATCTATTGCTGTCACTCTCTGTCTCTGTTTCTTCCCCTTCCTCCCGTGCTGCCTTATTTAAGCGCTTAAGAAAATCATCTTCAGTTTCACCCGATTTGTTTAAGTCAAATCGTAATGCATGAGATGCATATCGGTAGCGATCTTTCCAACCGACCTCGCCAGGGCCTGGTTCAATAAAATATGAAAGTGTAATTCTCATAGTGACATCAAGCTCACCTAATGCCAGCAATACCTCCTTTGGCCATGGCAGCTTATGTAGATGCATATCCTTTGTACGATATCCTGATGCCCCCTCTGGCTTTTTGTCAAAAGGCTGTAGTGTCTCTTGAGCAATCAGCGTCAAGCTGTTGGAAGCACAATACAGAGCTCTCTGAAGGCTTGGCACACCATACCCGCAAATTCTCTTTAATCTTGCATAACTGCTCTTATTACTAGACTCCAAGAAACTAGACTTCATAGTATCTGTCCATTCGGCAGAATGGACTATTAGCCCCCTGACTGTCTCAGGCCATGCATGAGAATACCGGGCTTGAATTTGAGCTGCTATCCAACCACACTGAGCTGTTGCCGCACTAGTGGCATTTATCCAATCAAAATGGCTTTTAGTGGGCTTATAGCAAGTTGACAGTATAGATGCATCATCACACTCTGAGCAAAAACCACTCTCATCCTTAATAGCGTTGCCTCCCTCTAATACGACATCTGGCTTGGCAGGCCATTTCTTGTCTTCCCACGTAAGAGACGTAGTGCTAAAGGGAGATAACCCTCCAGCCGGTGCAACTGGCACGTAGCCCACAAGATCGGGGCTAGATATATGTGTCTTTTCCGTATATGCACCCACGGTAATAGCATTCCAGGATTGACCAGGGTCGTGAATTGAGCTTGTCAAATTGCTAGCAGGATACCTCTCCCACTCACTACCATCAACATTACCAGCGGAAACAATGAATAAGCGTTGTCTATCATCTTCGTAACCAGAAGCGAGTATATCAATAGCTGCTGACCAGGAAGAGGGACGTCCTCTATCTCTACTGTCTAAGGATGTTACAGCTATACATAAGAAACGACTTTTATCTGGAGCTTCGATCTCAACACGACTTACAGCATCAGTTACGATAAGCCCATATAACTTTGGATCATTTTCGCCAACAGGAGGTAAAATCTTAACTGATTCCAACCTATGGGGCACTACTACCGGCCAATCACTTTCTAGAGCCTGTTGCAGATTTCCATAGCCTGCTAGCCCACACATGAGAGTACCATGCCCATCATGATCATGAACTCCCCATCTCGGGTCTACAGTATGACAATCTGGGTTGGCTAAGAGAGGCGCCAAAAGCGGATGGCCATTATTAACACCAGTATCTAAAATGCTAATGGCTACAGGAGATTCCGAGGAAGCTTCAAGACGACTCAGCAGTGATTTAATCCAATCTACCTGTTCTACATTTGCAAGATCTAAAAAAAATCTTGCAGTTTCCTTTGCCAACCTAAACTCAGCCAAATACTCGCAAGAATCTATAAGTTCCGCTAGCTGTTGTTGATTTGCTTTAATCAGCAACACTGTACGTTCAGGGAAGCGCAAAGCACCATCTTGAATCTGCACCTCCCTACCTCTTGCCAATTTGCGGAAGGAAATTTCAATCTCCTCTTCTTCACCTCGTAACCAGACCTCACACCACTCCGGCATACCTCTGGGGATCAGCGCTGGATCATCTCTCCAAAAAGAAGAATCAAGGAAAGCGAGACGTATCGACTCGATGCTATCTATAAGAGTTGCATTCCGTGGTTTATTAGACTTAGGAGAATCCTTCTCATGATCAGCATAGCTTCTAATTTTTTTAAGAAAGACAATTTCCTTACCTGCAGGTATATAAACGGTAGCTCTAGTTACGGGCATCTCCTGAATGACAGAAGGCACAGTAGCAACGTTAAGCAATCTAATACCAGCTCCTAAATCCTCCAGACTTTTTGTTGCCAAATCAAAACCAGGTGCTCCTTCAAACTCCAAATACATACCTTGCTTAGTTGGCAGAGAAACAGCAGCTCGTTTGGCATTTGTCTCCCGAGCCAGTATCCAAGCCTCCTCAAGCTTTCTCTCAATTAAAAAACTATGATCACGCCTGTTTCTATAATCAGGGATACGGAGATTTCTGCCACCCGAAACTGTACTTGTATAGAGAGAATTCCTAGCAGTCCCTTGGAGGAAAATAAGAGGATGCTGATCTGGCATATAAACTACTCGTGATTCTTCCTATAAACTGATTGGCGCTCACGAAGCATATCCTTCAACCGAGCAACAGAAACGCTTTGCTTTCCAGATAATATAGCATCCTTGATGGCATCATCGCAAGCCTGCCCTACTTCTGCATGACTTAGCGATTTTGCCATACTTGCCGCAGATCCCAGCGACATTCTCTTTGGCAAGAACTGGCCTAGTCGATTTGCAATAAGATTTTGTATTTCAAGCAATGAAGGTAAGTCATAGTGCAAAATATCATCAAAGCGACGAAACAAAGCATGATCAAGCATTTTTACATTGTTTGTTGCGGCAATAATCAAACTTTCCGAACTATCTTGTTCTATAAATTGCAGGAAAGAATTAAGAACTCGACGCATTTCACCAACATCGTTAGGAAGCCCTCTCTCTGCTCCAATTGCATCAAACTCATCAAACAAGTAAACTCCACGCCGCTGTCTTATAATATCAAATATTTGTCTCAGTTTTGCACTCGTCTCACCCATAAACTTGGTAATAAGCTTATCCATTAAAATTGTATAAAGCGGAAGGTGAAGTTCTCCAGCAAGGACCATGGCCGTCATGGTTTTACCAGTCCCTGGAGGTCCGGCTAAAAGAATTTTCCGTCTATTCGACAGGCCATGTTGCTTCAGTTTTGATTGCTGATGATATTCACGTATAATCCGCTCAATTCTTTTCCGACGATCCTCTGAAAGGATCATACTGGCAAGTCTTTCCTTTGGCGCCGCGGTAAGAATAAGATCACTGAATTCCCGCTTAAATGGGAGTACATTAGTATCTGGAGCCTTTGCTTGATCAACAAGTTTCCGAATGTCGTGAGCAATTTCACTGCGGCCCAATTTTGCTTCATGGGCTGCGACTTGAAGTGCTATTGTTAGAAACCTCTCACGGTCATCATCGACATGAGAGCGGATCAAAGATTTTAATTGTTCTGTGGTTGCCATAACTAACTCCCTCAAATATTTTATCCGATTCGCTCCCATTATGCCACTATCAGTTACGCCTCTACATGTAATTTATCATTATATTTGACTATTCCACTTCCCACTCTTTTATGGCCTCAATTCGTGAAAGCACCATAGGCCAGCCAACTTAGCGGACCTGATACAATTTTAGCCCCCCTCACGCCGCCCTGCCCCGCAGGCACTGGCGCACGCTGTCGGCCGTGACGCGCAGCGGCGCGTCCGGATGGGCCGTGAGCTTGCCCTCGTCCACGTAGTTGCGGATCTCCCGTTCGCTGATGTTCAGCACGAAGGCCGCCTCGTCCACGCGCAGCAGCAGCTTGGTGCGCAGGAGCTGATCGGCCGACACAAGCGGCAGGTTGGCGAAGCAGGACTTGGCCCGCTTCCTCGCGCTCACCGGCAGGACCAGCTGGAAGCCGCTCGGGTTCACCACTGCGCAGGCGCGGGAACAGCCAAGGCAGATGAACTGCAGTTCGCGGGCGAACCAACGCGAGCGCTCCGGGTTCTGGCACGTAAGCCTCGTGTATGCGTCCGGCTCGATGTGCCCCTGGTAGGGCTGGTAGCCAGCCCCAAGCACCTTGAGCAGCATGTCGATGATCTGGCTCATACAAACTCTCCATTCTCTCTCGCAAGCGATCCCGAAAAAGGCATCCGCCCCAACTGGCATCCGCGCTGATCACCCGCCCCGAAGGTGATCCGATTCTCGACGCTCCCCGCCATGCCCGCTGACGAGTCAGCCGATTGGTCGGCCGGCCCTCATGCAGGCATGTGCGCAGGCGGCATCAGGCTTTTGCGCTTCGTGCGGCCTTGGGCTGCTCAGCCATGTTCGCCCGCACCCTGGCCATGATCGCCGCCACATTGCGCCGCACCTTGTCCAGGTACTCCGGCGACGGCCTGCCCATGGGCAGGGCCTGGCCGCTGTGCTGGGAGTCCTGCCGCGCCCTGGCCCTGCGCTCATCGCGCATGAGCCGCAGCTCGCGGCCAATGTCGTGCTCGGCGGGGAAGAACGGCGTTTTGAGCCTCGCGCGGCGCGCGGCGGCCGCGAAATCCACATCCGGCACATGGGCGAAGGTCACTGCCCACTCCTCCACGATGACGGCCCGCTCAGGCGCGCTCGGGGAGTTGCGCTGCAGTATCGAGAGCCGCTCCACCGTGTCCTCGATGCTCTGCCAGGTTGCCATGCTGTCGGCTCCTTTCCAGGATGCGCAGCGCTGTCGCGCGCTTCTCCGCGTCCTGGGCTTGTGCGTAGGTTCCGGGTACGGGCTGCTTCGCCGCAAGCAGGGAGCCGGGGCTCGCCCGGGCTTTGTTCTGCTCGCGGTCGAGCCAGGAGGTGACGAACTTCGCGATGCCGCGCCTGGTCTTGCGGTTCTTGGGATTTCCGATGAGCCAGCCCTTCATGCGCTTGAGCTCCTGGATCACATCCACGGCCGGATAGAGGCGCGCCATCTGCTCAACGAAATCGCGGCCTATCTCGTGCTCGGACCCGTCGTTCAAGGGCAGCCCGCAGACCATGGCCACAAGCCCGGTCCGGCCAGTCCGCCCAGTCCGGGAGTCCTCCGGCCTGGAGTCCGCCAGGAGCTCCGCGCAGGAAGACGAACGAAGTGAGTCTTCCTCTTCCGCCTTTTCTTCTTCAGGAGAGGAAAGGAGAGGAAAGGGGCATTGCTGCGGGCCTGCCGAGCGCATGCCGCGAGCAGGCCCTTCGCCTGCGCAGGGCCTGGGCCCGGCATCTTTCTCAGATTCCGGCTCAGATCCTGGCGCGTATCCCGGCGCGGCTTGGCGGACCTTTGCCCAGCGCGCATCAGCGGCTTTCCTGGCTTGGGCCGTGCGCTCTTCGGCCTTGGTCACCCACGGCTGATGCTCCTCCCAGTCGTGCAGCTTCCAGCCCTCTTCCGTCAGGTCTAGAAAGCCGGCCGTGCGCATGGCTTCCACGAACTGCCCGGGGTCGCCCTCCCAGCCGGCTTCAAGCGCGATGTCCACTTCATCCATTCCGCGCAGAACGCCGTCAGGATGGTTCATTGCCGTCTGGATCCAGAGGTCCAGGAGGCAATCCGTTGAGCCGACACCAAGCAGCAT